GTTGCTCGTCAGTTGGGTCTTCTTCCATCTGCTGTAGTTTCTTAAAGCCAGCCTTGTAACGGGCGTATTGCTCTGCTGTCAGTTCAACTGTCAGTTTCATTGGTCTGCTCCTTTGGTAATTGACTCTCAGCCTGCTCCTTGATCTTTACAACAAGGGGCCAAGCACCACTGCTTGTTGGCAGTTGCCCAAGCGTTTGCAGGATGCCGTTGACTTCTTCGATGTGTAATTCCAACTTAATCATGCGTTCTCCTTAACAAGCCATCAGCACACACGGAACGCAATACGAACCGTCCTCATAGGTGCAAGTTACATGGGTGGAAGTGACCTTTGCAATCGTCTTAGACCGCACAATATCGTCACCCTGCGGTTTGGCAGTACCGTCACCAGCAGACATCAGCAGATCACCACGGGCTACTGTTACGCCTTGGGCAATGCGGATAATCATGTCACCAGTCATCGCCATGTTGATCTCGTCTACTTGGTGCGCCTCGTCATAATCCCAGTTGACAAACACACCAGCGACATTGGCATCGCCCTCAACATCAGAAACCTTGACCTTGTTTAACTGCTCGTTTTGTACTTCATGGGTCTCGACCTTTACATCGCCAACATTCACACCCTCTGGTAATTCATCTTCTTCTGTCCAGTAAGTTGTCGGTGCAATATAAACATTCATCTCATCGAGGTTTGACATGACCGTGCCTTTGAGCAAGTCAGGTTTGGTGAGCATCTGCGCCCAGCGAGATAAGTGACCTCCGTTGTATGAGACTGTTGAGCCTGATACGGAGATAGAGCCTTCTTGTGTGCCGTCTTGTTTGAAAGTAACCAAATCCCCATCACTAGTTGTTCGATTGACACGGACACAATCACCACCACTCCGTACAAAAACACCAAGACCAACCGGAGTTAAATTACAACCAACACTTGTGTCGTCATCTGCGGTTTTTCCAACCAAAAACTGACCACCGCTGGTGATACGGGCACGCTCTGTTGAACTACCTGCGCCATCTGCCGTGGTGCTAAATATCAACCGACCGGGCATATCACCTGACCCCGGAGTACCATCTACTTCTGTTCTAATAGACGCTGCATAAGATTGTAAATTTGTACCATCAGCACCAGCAAAACGAATTTCTCCTAATTCATCTCCGTTTTGCACAACCGTTGTTCCTCCTACAGCCCCTCCTCTTGATTTGCCAAACATTAGTTGAGCAGATGAGCCAGAGGAATTATTGTTATTAACAAGTGAAGCGGCAACTGCGTTTACTGCCTCAATTTCAAAAACAGCAGAGTTTGATGTTGCAACACTTCTAGCGGTTGTTGTGCCAACAAGAACTTGAGCAGATGAATCAATCCGCATCGCCTCTGCACCACCTTCAGCAAAGGCAATAGTGTCAGCAGTTGGCGAGAAGATTCCGGTGTTTGTATCGCCTGTGAAGGTGATGCTTGGATCTGATGCAGTTCCAGCAGAGAACACCGTTGGAGCGGTAAATGTGGGGTTACCGGACGAATCTAACTTCGGTGCAAGGTTCGCTAGGTTACGGGGTATTGCCATGATTAAACTCCTTGGTTTGCCTGAGCCTGATATGCCGCAATGACTTCTGGTGTCCAGACGGTGTTAGCGATTGCGACTACATTCGCTGGTTGGCCTGTGAGGTCTTGGCCTGGGGTGAGGCTAGAACGATGGTAGGTCTTGGTGAGTTCTTTGCCGTCTTCTATAATGCGTGTTGCTTCACGGTAGAGGATGATTCCGTTTTCGGTTACGGTAATTTGGTCGATTACTACTTGTTTTGTGATTGCCATTTATATTTCCTTTCGTTAGAGTCCGTCTGCATCGTCCGAGGCAGATAAGTTAAACTTGATATGTTATTGAAAAAATGTAAGGTTCATTTGTTGCAAATGTTCTTGCGCTTCCATTAGCAGTTCCCGAATAGGAATTTGCAAAACCACTTGCTGATGATGCAGTTATCTGAACAAGATAAATAGCGCCTGATGATCCATCCTCTCTCCCGACTCCTGGTGTTGCAACGGAGGAATTTGTAAATGGATACCCGCCTAATGCAAATGCACTATTTGCAGCCGGAACAGCACTAAAAGTTACAGTAAACCTACAATGCACTAGGCGCCCTATTTTTACATAAACGGCACTAGAACTTGAAATTGTGTACCCCGCTGTTCCAACCGTCAGTGTCCAAGTCCCCTCCTCATAATCATCTAGCGTGTTTGCGTCTGAGCAAGCTGACTGTGTTGCGGGGAAACTTATACCGTTAGAGACTTGGAGGACACCGCCGTTGGTGTTGAATGTATTTGTGCCAATACCGACTTTATCTACACCAGCGTCTGCAACGATTAGGTTTGCATTAGTATCGCCCTCTACTCGGAAGTCCTGATTCGCACCTGTCTCGTTAAAGACAATCTCACCAGTCGTAAAGTCAGCAACCTCCACATTGTCTACTGTGACCTCGACCTTGCCTGTGCCTGAGTCTGTAACTTCTACCTTAGTGTCACCCTGCGTAATCTGCGTAGCAGAGTCGTAAGCCACCGCAGTAAAGATGTCATTTACCGCAGCACCAGTAGCCAGCACAACCGTAGTGCCGTTCGTAGCCGTAAAATCAGTCGAAGCCAACAAAGCACCGTTTAGATAAACAGAGAGCTGGCCTACCGTGTAAGTGACATTAAATGTGGTCTGAGATGCAGTAGCCGTAACCTGAGTCACCGTGACAGATGTACCACCACCGCCACCACCGCCAGTAGAAGCAATCGTAATCGTGCCGTTACCGTTAGTGATCGTGACGTTTGACCCAGCTTGCAGAGTCGCTTTACTTAATGTGTTGCCTGAAGAATTACCAATCAAAAGCTGACCGTCGGTGTAAGACGTTTGGCCCGTGCCACCGTTAGCTACAGGGAGAGTGCCTGTCACGCCCGTGGAAAGGGGTAAGCCCGTGGCGTTAGTTAGAGTGCCGGAAGCTGGAGTTCCCAAGGCTGGTGTTACAAAAGTCGGTGATGTTGCAAGTGCTATACCACCAGAACCTGTGACGTTTTGGCCTAAAGCAGTGGCTACACCTGTACCAAAAGCAGTTATGCCCGTGCCACCACGAGCAACAGGGACTATGTTATTTATAGTCGCACCAATAATTACAAAATCAGACCCATTCCAAGCACATAAGGCACGTTCTCCGTTTGCAATAGTCACGCCTGTTGTAAAAGTTGGAGTCGCTGAGTTTGTTGCCCGTAGCACTACGGCCTGCCCTCCGGTGGTTTCGTTGACCACAAGATAGGTCTTGCTGTAGTTGGCAATGGTTCCACCGCTTATATCCCATGCAGGAGCATTTATGTTTCTTGTTGAGGCCCGTGACCCCGTGCACCGTAAAATAGAGTACTGAGCAGTAGTCGATCCAATGTTAGTTGCTGAAGAGTCCCCTTCTGTAGATGCAAGAGTCACATCAGCATCTGTGCTCAAAACCAAAGAACCGGCGACGGCAATGTCTAGGTACTGTGTCAGTGCATTATTAGTGATGTCACCCCAAGTTCCAGACTCCGTACCTGTAACTGGAAGAGGGAGATCTAAGAGGGTTGTGCGATTAACTGTCATTTAAAGCTCCTTTATGCTGCAACGGGTAGCCAGTTCGGGTTTTGGCTATCCGGGATATTGGTCCAGTTGGGTGTCTGACTGTCGTCAATATTAACCCAATTGGGGTTCTTTATGGTAGGACTAGATCCGACTAAAACCAGCTGTCCTGTAGGCGGTGTGATGACCCGTGACTGCGCAACACCTGGGATCTGACCTACAAGACTTAGTGCACCAGACCCGACAAAGACCCCTACGCCAAGGCGGGGGGCAACACCCACTAAACTCAACGCCCCTGTTGCCGGAGCCGTTGTTCTGTCATGTACCGGAACCTGACCCACTAAGCTCAACACAGCCGTCGCAGGGATAAATATCTTGCTCTGCTCTACATCAGGTGCCGCGCCAACAATTGCAAGAGGCGCTGTGCCCGGTACTTTAACTACCCCAGAAACAACAACGCTGGGGGCCGATCCAACAATAAGCGCTGCGCCAGAAGGTATGACGCCTACATCGACCGTGGGTGCTGCAGTTGCAAGGGTTAACGCCCCAGATACCGTCGCTACAGTCCGGTCTTGTACAGGTACTTGGCCTTGGAGGTTTAGCTGCCCTGTTGCCGGAGTAATTTCAGTTGCTAAAGACGGTGCTGCCCCAGCAAGAATCAGGTCGTTTGCCGCCGGTGTAACCCGGAAGTCAACAATAATCTCAGGCAACGACCCAACAATTGCAACCGCGCCAGACCCCGGAATAATCTCAACCGCAAGACTAGGCGCCGCTCCTGCTAACGAAAGACTGCCAACGGCGGGGGTTATCCGAACATCAACAACAATAGCCGGAGCAGCACCGTCTAGCGATACTGCCCCTGATGCTGGGGTTACTACGACATCAGCATTTTCACCCCAAGCACCAGAACCCCAGGTGCTTCTACCCCAGCCGACTGTCATTTACTGTCTTTAGGTCAACGTAAAGACACCAGTTGCAGCAGGAAGAACAGTCAGCGTATTGGGCGATGACACCGTGAACTGAGCAGAGCTTAACGCACAAAAGCACAAGAGCTTTGCCGCTGAACCACTTGCATCTTTATAGATCACTGCATACCTGACGTTATTTAGATTATTAGCAGTAGTTGATGCCGTTGTAAGTGCACTAGCCGTGAAGGTCAGGCCCACCGTGGAGTAGGTGAACTTCATCTGTTTAGCCGATGCACCAGTCGTCCATTGACCCGTAGCAGGAACCAATGCTTTTCCGCCTGAAACGTACCCGCCAGTTGCTGAAATTTGAGCGGCTAAAGAACCAAAAGTACTCAAAGCAAAGTTATTTACCGTAGCACTCGCCGAAGTTCTAAAAAGCGCCATCTTAAAGTTGCTCACCCCAAGTTCAATAGTGCCATTACCGATGTAACGCTTACCATCATTATAAAGTTGCCATGCTGTCGCAGCCATTTTAAATCTCCTCTATTGCAGCGCGGTCTGCGCCAGATTTCAAAATTTGACGGAGTAACCCGCCGTAGATTTCCAACTCCATTACATCGCCCATACAACCTACCAAGTCGATAAATTCACGAGCTTGGGAAACCATCCACGGATTACAGTAAAAAACTTCCCCACCTACACGCACAGGGACTATTCTTTGGTTATCATTCTCATTCTGCGCGTAGGCATGGTGTTGGCCTTCTTCCAGGCATGAGTCACACCCAAAGATATGAAACCGCTTGAATCCCAACATTCTAAACAAGGGGATAGCCCTTAACAAGACCGTCGATCCACCCGGCACTGGATAGCACTTGGGATAGACCTCTTTCAACGCGTCTTGGATTTCTTCTGCACTGGTGTGCCAAATGTAGGTCTGATCCCTCACCTCTAAAAGCCTGCCAAACACCGCCGGATCACATTGCGATGCAATAAAATACTTGCAGTCAGGAATGACGTTCTCGACAAAGCGAAGGTTAAAAGGCCGTGCATCTAACATAACAAATGCAGAAGGCTTGATGTCATGATCTAAGCAGTACTGATAGGCGTTGTTCAAACAGACAAGCTTCACGCCCTGCTCGCGCAGGCGGCGGATCTCACCAATCTGACTCTTTAACGACGGCCCACCGCCGACGAGCATGACCTCTACGTCGTTAGTCGGATAAGGTTGAACCTGTTGGAACCCAAGTCGGATGTTGTGCTTTACATTAGCCAACACCACATCCAGGCCAGCATTTAGCTCGCCCTTCATCTCAACTTCTTCAGCGGCTACCCAGATTTCTTCCTTAGGAGGAATAGGCGCAATCACGACTGTAGGGGGGTCTGAGTGGAAAGAGGTGAACATTAGGCAAGCCTCAAGAAGGCAGATGTTGCAGTTATTGGAGGAAATTTAACCTCAAGATTCTGGTTCACGGCCGTTTTCTCTCCGGCAAAATCCACCACACAGACCGCAGGATTGCCCGCTGCCGTGTCGTTGTAGATCAAAGCACCGAAAGGAGAGAAATTCACACCCGTAAACAAGAGATCCACGAAGGAAATCAGAACAATGCCATTAGAAAGAACAGGCTCTAATGAGACCAAAGCGCCACCCCCAACCGCGTAACTTCCCGAAGCAGGCATCTCATTGGCAGACGTATAGGCGGTGGTGGCAGCCGTGAACGTGGCGTTATTGTTATACAAAGCCAGTTTAAACGTGTCACCGCCTGGACCAAAGGTATGCACCCCTTCAGCCAGTTGCTTTTTGAAGGAATTACAGACGAAATTTCCAGTAAAGGCCATCGCTTAAGGCCCCGGAGATTCTGATTTGAGCGGTATGCGAAGCATCCCATCCCTGTACTCGTCGCGACGACGACGGCCCTGCTGCTCAACTCCAAGACCCTGAACGGCCTGCTTGTAGCTGTTCTCGAAGTACTGCAGCATCTCCGGAGGTCCCTTAGTGTAGCTGTATGCCTGTATCAAGCAGGCATACAAAAGAACCTCAGGAGCGTTTGTGCTGATCCAGGTCGTCGGCGTGGCCGGGGAAAGCTGCGGCGGCCGGTAAATATAGCCCATCTGCACCTGATAGTTTTGATTTGGGGTCGGGGCCACAGAAAAGGTGTTCTGATCCCAGACAGAGTAGTACTTTGGAACGCCTTCTTCCGTGTAATCTGGCCAGTACTCTCGCATAAATGACTGGTCCCTGAAGTCCAAAAAGATACGATCATCACCCACGACGACCATGAGATACCGGTGCGTGAGAATTTCCGGAGGAGCCTCTAAGAAGCGATTTCCCGCAGTTAAATTGCCTGTGTCTTCCAGCTTGAACACATCTAGGTCAATATCCCTGAGAATGCGGTTCTCGGCCATCGTGATAAACGTGTTGATGACAGAGTTAGAGAAGACATTGGCGTCTACTTCTGTGTAGTTCCGGATGTTCGTCACAAGCTCGTCGTAGGTCATGAAATCACCACGGATACTGGGTTAATTAGGGTTTTTACGAACAACGGGTTGTTCAACGTGTCAGGCTGCATGTTGTTCGTATTATCCGCGCTTCCAATGCTTTGGAAAGCCGAAAAGCCGGGTGTGCCAACAAACACGGTCACTGGCTCCGTGCGGTCTGGCCGAGGATCCCGCAGTGCAATAGAGTCCCCCGTAAAACGCAACGGGAACAGCTGAGGTTCTTTTGGCTCATAGTCATCAGGACAGACCATGAACCCACGCCAGTTCTTCCTGAGCGTTAGGTACGGATACCGCTGGCCACAGTAGTCACATAGGCCGTAGGAGAATTTGCCTGTCGCAAAGGCCATCACTGGTCCCCATAATCAGGCACAAAAGAGACACTGGCCGTGTCTCGGTCTTCCATGGCCGCCCGGTTGAAGTCTTCCTCATAAATCGTCTTCAAAACAGGCATGCGCTCCGGCGCGAACTTCAACGAAAGCTGATACGCCAAGCCAGAAGCCAGACAAGGCAAGAACCGGAAGTTCACATCCGTCGTGTTGGTGTACTGCCCCGCATCCTGGATGCGACGGATCCGGTAATAAACGAAGGTATACGGCTGGTCAGCGGCCGGATAAAAGAACACCTGAAAAGGGTCAGAACGCTGCACATAAAACTGTGCAGGACGCGCCTGCGTGGTCTTATCCGGCTGGTTCAGATACTCCTCACGGCTGATCCGGTCCAAAGTAATGTCTGTCAAAGGCCCCTGTGCCGGGGGCAATCTAATCACCGCCGAGAGCACATTGACCGTGTCAGCGTCCAGCGTAATCTCATTGTCGCCCTGGACCAGCGAAAAGGTTTGTTCCTCAATCGTCCACAGGTTCAAGCCCCTGTTTGCCCAATCTAGGAACAACAGATTCAACGAACGACGAGCAGTGGTCATCTGATAACCACTCGTCATCCGCATGCCACAGCGCTCGAAGGCCTCTTCGATGAGGTCGTCGATGCTAAGGTTGAAGTCTGTTGTGCCGGAGGTAGTCATTCTTTGTACAGGTTGTCAAAAGTGGTTTCAGGGTCCATGTAGGTGTCATCTTGCTCTGCACAATGGATCCACTGACTTGGCCTAAAATCAGGAGCACCTTTTCCAGTCTCCCAATACGCGGGACTCGTCACACGGACCCTGTTGTTCGGCAAAGCCACAATATTGCCTGTCCACTTCCCTGCATCCGTCAACATCAGCACATGGCTTTGTTTGTGCTGCGACGGACAATCCGCTACTTCGCTTTCCGCATAGTCTACCGTAAACAAGTACCGCCCGGTATAGAACTCCCCCGCTATTTTGCACAGCCATGGACTGGGAGAGGTCCGGGCAAACTTCACTACGGTATGATGATGCGAAGGACAATCCCAAGGTTGTGCAAGGTGGGTAGGCATCCGCTCAGGCCACTCTTCCAACGGGATGTCCCCCACCAACGCCGTAACAGGCATCCTGGCCCACATCGCACCGCCATGGACATTCTCCGAGTCATCTACATCACTTTCACATCCCGTAAAAACAAGCTGAAAGCTTAAACACCTGTCCGGCATCGAGGTGACCGCAATTGCCATAGCATGCAGGTACTCCCCGTGGTACTTCTGGTGCATGTGCGTAAATTCACGCCTCACCCAGCACTTGAAGTACGGGATGTTGCTGATCAGGTACGACATTACTTGCCGCGCTTACCGCCAGCAGCCATCATCTTTTTCTTCATCATGCCACCAGTAGCCATCATCTTTTTCTTCATGGTGGCACCACCAGCAGCATAACCTTTAGTCATCATGCCCCCGCCCATCATGCCCATGGCCATCTTCTTGCGAGGACTAACGTCGCCACCATTGGCCATCATGACAGGCCCAGTTTTGCCCTTGGCAGGGTCAGATTCCATCTTGTTCTTGGGGCCTGACTCAACAGCACCCCCACCCTTAGTTGCAGCACCCATTCCACGTCCAGGCATTTTATTTCCCCTTTTTCATTGCGCGGCCTTTAGTGTCCGCAGTTTTGCGCTTCATAGCACGGCCAGATTTATCCGCCATGCCGCCTTTTTCCATTTTGCCAATCCCATCAGCGGCAAAAGCTGGAACCCTTTTCCCACCCTTCATAACCATTTCCATTTTGCCACCTGCAACAGATGCCTTCTTTTTCATCACTTTTTACTCCTTTAAAAAAACTACTACCTAAAAGCAGCCGTTTTTTTTGCTATACGTTTAGGTTGTTTAACAAACTGCTTACCTGCGGCTTTTCCTTTTCTTTTCGCCCGCGTTGTTGCCGCATACTCAGCAGAGGATAAAG